CCGATGTAGTAAGATTCGTTTTCGTAGTAGTCTTTTTGTTTATTTGCTTGGCCCGATAGTAGCTCGGTTAATTGTTTGTTATCCATGGCGATATTATAACCCTTTTTTATATTTTGTCAAAGGCCAAGTGATCGGCCTGCATTGCTGATTCTTGATTGTGGCTTATTACCCCGGAATATTCCATACCTTACAGCGTCCCAGGCATGATTCCAGTCATCAACAGGCTCAGGCAATGCCCTTTCGTTTGCATCTTTTCGCCAGCAATAGTTTTCAGCCTCATTAATTAGGTTCACCGATGATTTTGTAATGTAGATTTTTTTTGATAGCAAGAAGTCTATCCCAGATCGAATAGAGTCCGCGCCCTTTACTGCCGATTTTGCATTGAGCCCATGGTTTCTTATTTCCTGGATGCTCTTTGGCTCTGCGCTATCGCAAAAAATGTCAGTGCTGCCTATAGTGCATTGCTTCAATCGCGCTGCAAGCTGGCCATTAGTTAGCCCGGTTTCATAGATCAATTCGTCAAGGTATAAGTCATCGCCATGGAGATAGCAATAAATGGCAGTGGCCGGGTCTACGGTATAGCCAAAGTCAACGCCGATTGATTTTATTGCCCTGGACTTTACTTGATCCGGGATTGAGTCAATCAAGCTCCAATTGTTGAAAATAACTCCTTCAGGATCAGTCCATTCACCCAAAAGAAACCGTTTGCGCTTTTGCTCTGGCAATGACTCAAGGCTGTTTTCAATAAATCCTTCTGGGAGGTTTTCGGCGTTATCGTAAGGGGTCATGTTCACATAGGCATATCGTAATTTTACTTTTTCGTCGTATTCATCATCGGTATCTGGATTAAGTCCCCTGATAAATTCCTTATAAGCCCAATGGCCGCGCCCCGTAGGGTTGCAATCGTAGAATGATAAGTTATGGCATCCTTTGACCTTTTGGGCCAAGCGCGTACGTACAGTTGACACTGCATGGAACCCTATCTGGGATACCTCGTTAAAAAAAATGGTACAGTACTCACGGCCTAAAATCTTTTCTACCCGGTCGCTTGAATCAAGACCGTCAAGCCATATCTCAGATCCGTTGTAAAAGTTTAGAACTGTGTCGGTTTTATTCCAGATTACCTTTGCGCCTATGCCAAGCATCTTGATTACCTTTGGCAATGTGTCCAGAAATATTGATACTTTGGCGTGATTGTATCGGTGCCTTGCTATCAAGTGCCGACTCTCTGGATACTTCAATGCCCTGATCACTATGCAAGCGACTATGAAGAAAGTTTTCCCCGAGCGCGCTCCACCGGGGTAAAAATAATGGTCAACGTTTTTTTCTATTTGCGCAAGAGCCTGTCTCTGTTTTGGCGTGAATGTTATCACAGCTTATCGAACTCTTTCCCTATCATGATTGGCCCACCATCGGCACCCGTGTGTTCGAGCTTTTGCTGATCGTGCCACTTGTGGTTTTTGAGCCAGAATATCGAACCAGTCGAACCAGTTTCAAATAAATGCTCCTCGTGGAATGACTCGATATAAAGCAACGCTCTCTTTATTGTGCAAGAAAATTCTTCACTGCGCCCTTTATTGTCATACAGGCTCTGCCTATCGCTAAATCCTAAGTACCATGCTAATCCAGCCGTTGACGGTTGCTTGCTTGTCCCATCAGGTTTAATCAATGACTGGAAATAGGCATTTATTTTTAATTCCATTTTGTTTGGCTTAATGAATTTAGGTGGTCTGCCTCGTTTTTTTGGTTCCATAATTACTATATTACCACTTAAAATGATGGTTTACAAGCTAATTTAATATCCAATATGCTTACTACAAGTCATATTCATCTGATATAAACTGGATTATAATATCAACTATCCTGTTTTGAGTGTGCAAAAAAGATTCTTCCTGGATTGAATTTCTATTAGCCTTTACAGGTATTTTTTTGAATCCTGATTTATAGAGTAGCTCAAATACACAATGTCCAGCTTCGTGCATTATTATTCCTGGGGTGTTTTTCAAGTCCTCCAGGTTAATAAATATTACTCCAAGTTTATCTTCTTCAAGTACAGGATTGAATGCTCCTTGAGTTTCACTGGTTAAGTCCTTCACTCCCATTTTAATGGCCGTTTCATGCATCTCTTTTCTTGTTTGTGAAACTTGTAGCCATACCGAAAAGACTGATAATTGGAACTGTAAGTCCTTATTCATTCTCATTGGCCTTTTTGCTATACCATGGAGTATTTAACCAAAGTTCAAATTCTTCAAGTGTGTTAAATTGTTTTTCAAGCCATTCCTTTGGACAATCTGGCGTCATGTCATAGAAAAAATCATAATCTTGATCTGATACATAGCCTTCTGAGTGATATGAATAAAAAATCATGTTTCGTACCTCCTAAGTACTCTGGAAGTGTCCGGCGTTGACCCGGTGATAATATAGCCGCCTTACCCTTGCGGCCTCACTTCACCGCCCATTACGCCGGGCCAGCGGATACCAGGATGGGTGCGCTTTTACAAGAGGCGTTCCTGGTCTGCTAAG